CTTGATTTGGCTTCGGCGTGGATTGTAATGGCTCTCGGAATAATTGGCAGCATAAATGAAACCCCTGTAAATCAAATCCATTACCATATTCTTCCGCATTTCACTTTTTTGTAGTAACTTTGCATTTTAAAACCAAGATATATATTTATGCCTCTGCACAATAAAAAAGATCACATGGACTGTGTATATTATGCGACGGATGAAAGCGCGTTGTTTCGACAATATCGTTTGTCCGATAGTACGGATATTTCGGATATAAACGAAAGTCATAGTGTGCTTCTTTATCTTGCGGAAGGTTGTCTCCAGATTACATTGGGAAATTTTACGTCGCGCACCATTGAACACGGTATGTTGGTGTTTCTGCCGAAAAATATAGGCTTCACCGGACAAACTATCGGTTCAAGTTATTTTATTGCCAGTTTTTTTGCTGGGCGATTGCCTCTTTGCAACAAATACGATTTAGTCGATCTGCAATACCAGGTGCGTCAGCGTAATGGTAGGCATCTCCCCCCCCCTCCCGACAATTTCCGCAATTAGCAGTTTGTGAGGAACTTGTTGCTTTTTATTCTGATCTTTCCCACAATCTCGACGAAGGGCTAAACTGTCTTCATTTTCATCGGCTAAAACAAGAGGAATTGTGTATTCTTCTACGTGGTTATTATAGCCTGGAAGACCTTTATATATTATTGAAATCCGTTATTGGAAGCAGCGATAATTTTAAAGATTTTGTACTTGAAAATTATCAACATGTCAATGACGTGAGTGATTTTGCGTTGTTGGCTCATATGAGTGTACGCAATTTTCAGCGTAAATTCAAAGAAGAATTTAAGTGGCCGGTACGCGAGTGGCTCAACGAACGTCGTGCCGAACGTATCCTGCGTGATATTCGGAATACTGATAAAAGCATTGCGGAAATTGCTACAAGCTATGGTTTTGCCACTGCATCCTATTTCACGGTATTCTGCAAACAATATTTTGGTATGACACCTTCGGAATTGAGGCGGAGATCGAAACAGACAGCCACGAAATGTAGGGAGTAAAAATACAAAATGAGCGAATTCCTGTCAGCATTTCGCTTGAAGAATGATTCTGGAAGGTATGAAAAACAACTTTACAAGGTATGCGAATAAATAGATTGATGTTATTTATGTTACTGCTTGGGTATTGTCATATCGGTTGCGGGCAGGAACAAGTGTTGGTTGATACCCTGAACGTTCAGGTTTATTTCCGTCAGGGTTATTCGATTTTGGAATTTGATTATCGGGACAACGCAAAACGTTTGGCTGCTTTCGTGGACAGTGTTCGGACCTTGCAGGGGAGTGCCTCGTGTCGTGTGAAAACCTTCCGAATTGTGGGAACAGCCTCTCCGGAAGGCGTCAGCGTGTTAAACAAACGCTTATCGGAAAATCGAGCGAAGAACCTTGTAGCCTGGATTGAGGAGTATATTTCGCTTGAAGGAGCTACCCTCGACATTCAGGCTTTGGGTATCGACTGGGAAAGGTTGGAAAGACAGGTCGTAGCTTCGGACATGCCGTATCGAGACGAAGTGTTGGAAATTCTGCGCAATACCCCTGTCTGGGTAATTCGGGACGGTAAAGTCGTAGATAGCCGTAACAGGCAGTTGGGGATGCTTCGTGGCGGTCGCGCGTGGAGGTATATGGAGGAGTATTTCTTTCCTGAACTGCGGAGTGCCGGTGTGCGTTTGGTCTGCGAGATGGAATGTCCCGCATCCGCTTCGCAGCCGGAACCGGCGCCTCAACCTGAGCCTGAACCTGAACCCGAACCCGAACCCGAATCCGAACCCGAACCCGAATCCGAACCGGTCGTAGAATCAGCCTCCGTTCCCGTCGAAATTCCAGTGCAACCGGAATCGCCGGCCTGCAAGCCGTTCTACATGTCGCTGAAAACGAATCTGCTCTACGATGCGGCCTTGGTTTCTAACATCGGTGCAGAATTCTATCTCGGGAAGGGTTGGAGTGTCGGTGCCAACTGGATGTATGCTTGGTGGAACAGCAACAAACGTCATAATTACTGGCGCATCTACGGCGGCGAATTGGACATCCGAAAATATTTCGGGCGCCGTGCCCAGACCAAACCGCTTACGGGACACCACCTCGGCATCTACGGTCAGGCTTTCACCTACGACTTCGAGACCGGGCACAAAGGTTACATAGGCGGCAAGCCGGGCGGCACGTTGTGGGACAAACTTAACTATGCGATAGGTGTCGAGTACGGTTACTCGCTTCCCATTTCCCGTCGTTTAAACCTCGATTTCACGCTTGGCGTGGGTTACTGGGGTGGAGAGTACCACGAATATATTCCCTCCGACGGCCACTACGTATGGCAATCGACCAAGCAACGTCATTGGTTCGGGCCCACGAAGGCGGAGGTGTCGTTGATTTGGCTGATCGGTCGCGGGAACTACAATGAAAAGAAAGGAGGCAAACGATGAAAAAGTTGTTCATATATCTGTTTGCAGCGCTTGCAGTCGCTTCGTGCGAACATAAAGACTTGTGTTACGACCACTCGCATACGATCGACGTAGAGGTGGTTTTCGATTGGCGGAATGCTTCCGAGGCAGCTCCTGAATCTATGTCGCTCTACCTGTTCCCGACAAACGGAGGAGAGGCACTGCGCTATGAGTTCACCGATTGCGGGGGCGGTACGATCCGGGTGCCCGTCGGAAACTACGGGGCGCTCTGCCTGAATAGCGACACGGAGAATGTCACTTATCGCAATACGGATCAAAAGACGACTTTCGAAGTATCTACTCGTACGACCGATCTGTTGTCCGGCCTTTCCGCTTTGGGTGTGCGGTCCGACGGTGTTCCTCGTGCTGACGGTACGGAAACCGAGCGTGTGGCGTTACCCCCGGATGAGCTTTGGAGCGATTGTACGGAGGGGATCGAGTTGAAGCAGACGGCTGCGGCCCAGACGATCGTGCTTTATCCGGAGCTATCGGTTTGCAGATATACGGTCGAAATTCGCAATGCGGAGAATCTGAAATACGTATCGGGTATCAGCGGCTCGTTGTCGAGCCTGGCGGGAGGCTTGCTGCCGGGTGTAGGCTACGATGCGATCAGCGAGGAGTGCGTCACGATACCGTTTGACGCCGCCGTATCTGCCGACAAGACGCTCGTTACCGGGAGCTTGCTCGCTTTCGGACATTGTGCTGCGACTCAGAACGCACATCAACTGACCATCTATGCGGTTTTGGCGGACGAGAGCAAGTGGTATTACACCTATGACGTGACGGATCAAATCCATTCGGCTCCCGATCAGCGTAATGTGCATATCGTTTTGGACGGGCTTCCGTTGCCCAAACCTATCGTCAATGGCGGTGGTTTCCAGCCTTCGGTGGATGAGTGGCAAAGTGTGGATGTCGATATCGAGATGTAAAATGTTAATGATCTTCCCGATTTTATGGGGGGGGAATTTGCATAGATCAATGTTAAACCTTTTAATTAATTCACTGATGAAAAAACAATTATTTTTAGTGGTCGTGGCGGCTCTTGCCATGGCATCGTGCTCGAAGGACGAATCGACGGGCATCAACAATGGCAACGCGATCGATTTCCGTGCAGCCATGCAGACTCGTGCTTCGGAAACGACGACGGCTAACATCACGAACTTTTTCGTGACGGCACTCGACAAGAACAACGCCAACTATTTCTCCGATGCGGAGTTTACCAAAGATGGCGCTTTCTTCACTTCTACTCCGGCCTACTATTGGCCCAGCGACGGCAGCAACCTTTCGTTCTTCGCTTACTCTCCTTCGGCTGCGGACTTGGGTGCTACCGTGACGATTAATTCGACGACCAAGACGCTCGCTGATTTCGAGCCCGCAACGACGATCGCCGACCAGAAGGATTTCATCACCGCCACTGCTACGGGCAGCAAAACCGATGAGGCGGCAGGTGTCGCCCTGACGTTCGGGCACCGACTTTCCCAGATCGAGATCAAGGCTAAAAACACGAACGACGGTTATGTTTATAAGGTTCAGGGCGTGCGTATCGGACAGCCGGTTTCGAAGGCGACGTTCGATTTCGGAACTACCTCCTGGCAGTTGGGATCGGTAAAGACTAATTATGAAGCGACCTATGCGGGTAGCGAAAAGACGCTGACCGGTACGGCCGCATCGATTATGGCGGTGGAAGACGACAATGCGATGCTCATTCCGCAGCAGCTTATAGCCTGGACTCCCGACACGGACAAGACCAATACCAACAAAGGTGCATATCTGGCCGTGAAGGTCAATATTACGACCAAGGACGGTGCCCGTGTCTATCCTTCTGTCGGCGAATATGACTGGGTCGCAGTAGCTGTCAATACCAAGTGGGAGCCCGGTCAGAAGTACGTTTATACGCTGGATTTCTCGAATGGTGCCGGTAAGGTCGATCCCGAAAAGCCCATGCCGGGTCCGACAGATCCGTTCAAACCGGGCGAGGATGTATTGGGCAGTGCCATTAAATTTACGGTTACGGTAACTCCGTGGACGTCGGCTTCGGAGAATGTTCCGATGTAATCGATAAATTAGGATCGGGCGGGGTTGGACCGCAAAGACTTGCCGTATGTCCGAAGGTGTAGTGTACGGCAGGCGAGGGGAGGAAGGCCTCCGGCCCTCCTCTGTCCCTTCCCGATCACTTGAGGTAGCCGCAGAGCTACCGTTCGGCTCGGCCGAAAAACGCGTGAATTATATAATGTCAATGTAAATTATGAAACAGATTCTTGCAACTTTCCCGTTACGCAATTTTCTGCGGGTATTTGCTCTGGTGGCAGCCGTGTCTGCGACCTCCTGTTCGAAAGACCCGGCAGTGGATGGAGAACTGCACGGTGATATGCTTCGTTTCGCAGTCGCCGAAGCGGACGGCTGGAATACGCAGTTGCGATGCGGTGCTGCCGGGTCGGAAGAGAAGAGCGCTGCCTCTCCGGAAAACGTCGCGGAAGTATTTTCGCTCCGGGGAGAAAACCCTGCGGACACGCTGTTCCTGCACGCTTCGGTCGCCGACGGAATCGCCGCACCGTACCCGAATGTGCAAACCGACCGATTGCAGACGCGTGCCACGCCCGTCGAAACGGGGACCTTTTACGATTCGTTCGGCGTATTGGCTTCGGTTTATACGGGGACTTGGAGCGAGGATTCCTGCTTGCCGGATTATATGTACGATGTCGAGGTGACCGAAGCATCGTCCTGGACGACCTCCTATTACTGGCCCGGTGCCGGACGCAACATCCGTTTCTTCGCTTACGCGCCCTATGGCGGCCAGGGGATCGTTCTTTCGGATAAGACGTCGGCCGGTACTCCGTCGATCACCTATACGGTCCCGACAGCCGTCGCCGACCAGCAGGATTTGCTGGTCGCTGCTACCTCCGGGATGGCCGGCAATACCGCTGCGGCGGCTCCGTTGAGTTTCGCTCACGCGCTCACTGCCGTACGCTTCACTACGGGCGACGATATGATGTCCGGGCGCATTACGAAAATCACGCTCAAGGGCGTTTACGGTTCCGGTTCGCATACGATGGGTTCCGATTCGTGGAACGGTTACGGCGCTACGACAGACTTTTCGCAGACACTTGCGGCTACTGTGGACGGGTCTGCGGACCAGGAGATCACTCCTGTCGCAGCGACCTTCATGATGTTGCCGCAGACGCTTCCGTCGGGCGCTTCGATCGAGGTCGTCTATACGGACGACCTGACTTCGACACAACGAACTTTAACCGCCTCTATCGCAGGCAGCCAATGGCCGATGGGCAGAACCGTCACTTACCGGATTTCGACGTCGAGCATCGTAATCACTCCGACTTTTACCGTGACGGCTCCGGCCGATTTTACCTATGCCGGAGGCAGCAAAAATTATTCGGTGACCAGCTATGCCGCCGTTTCCCGTCCGGGCGATGCTACGCGAACCGTTCCGGTGGCCTGGACCGCCGAATTTGTCGAGGATGACGGCAGCGGGGGCTACAACGTGATCGCCCGTCCGGAATGGCTCACAGCTTTTACCGCGAGCGGCAACGGCGGTACGTCGGCCACGTCGTTCTCGGCTACGATTGCGGCCCAAACGGGTGTCACTTCCAATCCGCATAACGAAACTTTGAAAACGGCATCTTCTGTCAGCGGCACGTACGATCTTTCGACCTCCGGCGGCACGACCGCGATGCAGACCGCCAACTGTTACGTCATCAACGCCCCGGGACAGTACTCCCTGCCGTTGGTCTATGGTAACGCTATCAAGGACGGCGGTACGAACGCTTCGGCCTACACTTCGCAGTCCAGCGGAACATACGTATTGAAGACCTTCGTAAACCATCTCGATGCGGCTATCACCGATCCCTATATCTATAACAATGCGGGGTGTACGCCCCTGGATGCCGTACTCGTTTGGCAGGACGAGGAAAATCTGGTGACGAATGTCCGGCTTTCGTCCGACAAGCACAGCCTGACCTTCGACGTGCCGCAAGCGACGATCAAGCAGGGCAACGCTATCGTGGCCGTGCGCGACGCGGACAGCCGTATCATGTGGAGCTGGCATATCTGGGTGACGGACTTCGTGCCGGGGCTTGCGCCGACCGTGGAAGAGCGTTACGATCCTGTGAAGACGCCGCTGGATAAAGTCGTGACCAATTATCAGGGGGTAAAATATACTTTCATGGGTGTCAATATCGGCTGGTGCGATGGGGAAAACATCACCTACGACGCCCGCAGCGTGAAGGTTCGCTTCACGCAGGCGGAGACCGGTGCCATGCAGGTCATAACGCTCACCCAGGCATCGCATTCGGTCGTAAATTCCGATAACCAGCCTTATTTCCAGTTCGGACGCAAGGACCCGATGTTGGCCGGTATTCGCAACGCTTCCGGCTCCACAGTCGATAAGGGCTGCTATTCCGACGGCTATGCGTTCGACAAATCGGGACCCGGCAAGGTCGCCATCGGCGTTTCCATCCAGCATCCGCATATATTCTACAATTACGGCAGTTCATCGATCTACGATTGGTGCGCCACGTCCTATTCCAATCTTTGGAGCGGCGACAATACGGTGACGACGGCTAACGACAATGCGGTGGTTAAGACGATTTACGATCCTTCGCCCGTCGGCTACCATCTGCCTTCGTCGAACGCCTTTACGGGCTTTACGTATAACGGCAGCAATGTTTCCGGGTCTTCTTACTTCGGCTCCCGATTCAATTCGCCCTATACCTCCACCACCGATTTTACCGATAATTTCGGTTGGGAGTTTTATTGTAACAAGATGACGGGCGAGGGGAGCTACGACACTGCGGGCGGTACGATCTTCTTTCCGGCTTCGGGCTATCGCAGCTACTCGGCGGGCACGGTGAACAACGTCGGCAGCCTCGGCTACTTCTGGTCGGCCGTGCCGTACTCGACGAGCTACGGCCGTAGCCTGAGCTTCCGCTCGTCGTACATCTACCCGCTGAGCATCAACTACCGCTCCGACGGCTTCGTGGTGCGTCCCGTCCAAGAATAGGCGCGAAGCGACCATCCGATTCATTGGATTGATTTCCTGCTGTTCGCAGCCGCAGGGTTTTATCCTTCGGATCACGCTGCACCGCAGCAATATCACCTTTCTGCATGGGTTTACGATTGTGGAAAAACGGACGTTTCGGGGAGATGCTCCGATTTTGAAGATATGAAATGACGGGAAATCCGGACAGACCGGCTTTGCGGAGGCGCATCGATGCAGGCCGGCTCTTTTCGGGTTTCTTATTAAATCCCAGCGGTATCCGCCGGGATTTTCTTATGCAGGACGATGGGATCAAACAGGTGGGCCTTAAAATAATTCATATTATCGCTATTTGAATACCAATAGATAAATTACGCGATTCTTCTCAATAGAAATTTTTTGTAAGTTAAAATTTTCTTACATTTGTGATATAAAGATATGGATATTCAAATAGACTATACTTCAAAATTCATTTTTAGAATGATCCACTATTCCAATTTGGAATTCATTCTAAAACATGGATTGTACACTAAGAATAGTCGTATGAAAGATCCTGAATATATCAATATCGGGGATATTCAGTTAATCGAACAGCGACAAAATTTTCATGTTCGAATTGATCCTCCGGGCGGGGATTTAGGGGATTATATTCCGTTTTATTTCGGAGGCCATTCTCCGATGTTATTGAATATTAAAACAGGGTATCGGGGTATCCGAAAAAGACCGCAGGACGAATTGATTTATATCGTTTGTCGTATTAAGGATATTGTTGCGCAATGTCCTGCATGGTGCTTTACCGATGGACATGCAAAGAATAAACTTACTGAATTTTATAATGACATCAAGGATTTGACCCATGTGGATTGGGAAGTCGTCTGCACGCAATTTTGGGGGAATGATGAAGCCAATATGGATCGGATGCGGAGAAAACAGGCCGAATTTTTGGTGAAAGACTGTGTGCCGGTTTCGTGTGTCGCCGGAATTATTGTCAAAACGGCAGACCGTGAAGCATATGTAAAAACAATTTTATCTCGTTTATCCATTGAGATACCGATATACGTTGATAGCAAAAATAACTATTTTTATCCATGATACATTATGTGACAGGTAATTTGTTGGCTGCTTCCGACGAAGCTTTGATCAATACCGTTAATACCGTTGGTGTTATGGGTAAAGGAATCGCCTTGCAATTCAAGGATAGGTATCCTTATAATTTTCAAGTATATCAACAAGCGTGTAAAGAGGGCAGCATTTTCCCAGGCAAATTGTTGGTAACACGAGACAGTAACCTTTCGACCGATTCTAAATGGATAATTAATTTCCCGACGAAAAAGGACTGGAAGCATCGTTCCAAATATGAATATATTGAAGAAGGACTGAAAGATTTGGTGCGGGTTCTTGATCAATATAGGATAAAAAGTATCGCTATTCCTCCTCTTGGATGCGGCAACGGTGGATTGGATTGGAGCAAGGTGAAAGAGTTGATGGAAAAGTATCTCGGGGAATTAAATGTGGATATTCATATCTATCAGCCGAACGAAGCCGTCAGCGAATTGTTGAAGCAGGAAACGAATTGTCGGGAGGCAAAATTAACTCCGGCGAGAGCCATGTTGCTGTACGCTCTGTTTTATTATGAATCGTTAGGAGAAAACAGCAGTTTATTCGTCGCAAATAAATTAGCATATTTTATGCAATTGCTGGGTGAACCTTCATTTGGCAAACTGAAATTCGTTGCAGGACATTATGGCCCCTATTGCACTCAGGTCGGATATATTCTGCACGACATTAACGGGAAATATATCAAAGGTCTCGAACAGATGAAGATCGGAGCTTTCGATTCTTTGGAGTTGCAATATAGCACGATGAAGGAAGTTAGCGAATATGTGAAAACAAAGTTGAAGTCGGAACAGGTTGATCGTTTGAAATTATTGATAAAATTGATCTCTGGATTTCAATCGGCTTTGTCTCTGGAAATTCTCGCGTCTGTTGCGTATGTTCGGAAAGAAAATACTTATATTGACTTGGCGCAAACCATTACACAGATTCAAAATTGGTCTCCTCGAAAAAAACATTTGTTCAAAGAGAAGTATATTCAAATAGCTTATTCTTATTTAGAAGATTTTTCCAAAGGACGAGATTGTCTATTTAGGACTGTAAAGTAAAATAGCAAATTGACGTTTATGAATAAAGAATCCCGATAAGTATTTATCGGGATTCTTTTACTTGGTTTGTCCGATAATCTTTTAGCTGCAATGCACTCTATGCTCATAATTTTTCATAGTATTGCGGCCAACTTCCGAATCTGTTGCAATCGAGCCGTCAGTTTACTGTCTTTGCGAGCTGTTTGCATATTGTATCGAGTCTGCATATTGGTAAGCATTTCGGCTTCGATTCCCAATGCAGCCTCGAAATACAAGGCCATAGTTTCGGTTACAGGGCGTTTCGCGTTCAGAATTTCATTGAGCATCGTATAGGAAATACCTATCTGTTCGGCCAATTTTTTCTGCGAGATGCCTCTGTATTCGATCTCCTCCTTCAGTATTTCTCCCGGATGCGTAGGAGTGTATGGATAACCTAAATTTCCCATAGCAATTATTTATAGTGGTTCGACAACTCAATAATATTGCAAATCGTTATTTGCTCTTTCCCGTCGGCTTCGTGCGAAACCAAAAATTCAATCCGATACTGGTCATTCACTCTGATTGAGGAAATACCTTCTTTATTTCCAGTCAGTACCTCGTACCCCAATGAATGTAACTGATAAAGAGCTTCGATACAACTTGCATCGTTAAGAATATCTATACGTTGCTTGTAGCGTTTAACTATTGTCGGTTGGTAACGGTGTTTTTTATCTTTACACTTTCCTTCGTAGTATAATTCCGATAGATACTCTTTTTGGAATTTTACAATCATTATTGCTGATTTTTACATTGCAAAGATAGTGCTTATTTTCAAAAATTCGCTAAAAAAGTGAATTTATTTTTGGCAGATATGTTAATTGGCATCCATATACCGTTGCATCATGGCCATAGCGTTCGGGTCGGCGTTCTGTTGTGCCGCCTGTTGCAACTGCGTAAGGGCTTCGGGGTCGATTTGACCGGCTGCGGCCTGTTCGTTGAAAGACTTGACCTCGGCGAGTAGTTTGTCGGCCCCCGGCAGCGAGCAGTTATTGAGGAATATTTCGAGCGGTATGCGGCCGCTTTCGAGCAGTTTCATCAATAGGTCGTCGGTCATTTGCCGGAATACGGGCGTATCGTTCGATTTTGCGGCCGTGAGGTTAAAATCTTCGATTTTCTGCGCCATTTCCGGCTCGTAGAATTTCGCCATCTCTCCGGCGGTTTTACCATTGGTGCCGATGTATCGACGGGTCGTGTAGTATTGCATGAGGACTTTAAGCAGTTTTTCGTCGCGTTCCTCGCAGAACATATTGTAATTCTCGAACAGCACGACGAAATTCATCATCGAGTTTTGTGCTTGCTGGGCGTAGAGACTCGACGGCGTATTGGCTCGCGGAACTTGCCCCTGTACCGCTCCGTTCAGTCCGCTGATTTGCTGCATGATGTTCATTTCCTGCGCGAACATTTCCCATGCTCCGATATTGGTGCCGTTCATGGATATTTGCTTCGGGAGTTTGTCGTAGGCCCCTTTTTTGATAAGAATGACGCCGTTCGTTTTGACGTATTCGCGTGCGAAATCCCGAATGTCCATATCGTCGGGTATGCACTCCTGCGGAACCATCAACAGCCCTTTTGCCGAGGCTCCGATGATGAAATCCAAAAGGGTCAATAGCCGGTTGATATAGCGCTGAATGTCTATTACGTCCGATAATACGGCTTTGAACCGTCCGTCGATTACGGGCATGGCCGCAAGCACGTAGGGGTGTTCTTCGTGTGCATAGGGACTTTCGGTCTCTTTGATGCAGTAGCCGTTCGGCGTAAGGTATTTCACCCGCCAATAATATTCGTACTGTTCACGGGCGTAGATGAGTTTCACTGTGTCTGGGGCGATCCCTGCGGCCATACCTTGCTCGATGCGCGAGGCGTTGATCGCTTCGACTTCTTGCATCGTGAGTTCGGTGTATATCTCCTCCGTTCCGTCGGCGTAGTCATGTATGTATAGTACCCAGCGGCCGAGGCGTTCCCACACCTCGATAACGCGGTATTTGCCGAGGTCGTTCGTGTATAGGAAATTCAGATTTTGAAGCCGTGAGGCGTGATTTTCATAGAGGTTTTCCAGCTTTGTATGGTCGTGGCAGATGCCATAAATTTCGCGTAATGCCTGCACGTCTTCACGGCATGTGGCGAAGTTGCGCACCAAATCGTCGAACGTGTAGTCGTGCAGCTCTCCGATGCGGCGGATGTCTGTCAGTCGCGGATCTTCGATGTCGGCATTGAAAAATAGCCGGTTGATGTTCACGAGGTCGATTTTTCCGTCCGTGCGGTTCTTGGTACTCCAATAGCCGTAGCGTACCTTCGCGCAGGCTATCCCCGTCAGACAGAGTTCCTCAACAACGTTGATGTCTATTTTTCGGATTCTGTTGAGCTGGTGGCACGCTTGCAGGGCGTTGGTCAGCATTTCTCCGAGCGGCTGGTCGTCGCGACTGCGGGCATATACGACCGTTTGCGTGGGCGACGAAAGGAGTTGTCCGTGAATATTACGGATATATTGCTGGATATAGTTGTGTTTGAGCGGCACTTTCCCGCTGCGGGAGATCAGCGCATCTTCGCGGATCGTCCGGTGCGGATGGTCGGGGTCGGGTACCGTGTCGCTCCATTGGTCGCCGTTCTTGTATCGCAGATTCCGGGAGTGCTCTTTGCGCAGGTAGTCCATTGCGTCCCAATCCCGCGCACAACACCACAGGAGCGTTAGATTGTCGTCGGCGTAGCGCATCGTGCCTTGCTCCCATTCGCGGCGTGTTCGAGCGACGCTTTTATCCGTTTGGGCCAACAGTTTCAACCGCCGGGTATCAATATTCCGTAACATGGTCGTCCTCGTTTAATGCGTTCATCATCGTTTCGTTCAATTCTTCTTGTAATCGGTCATAAGCTGCGGTATTGGGACGCGTATCGGCAAGTATCGCCCGCAGCTTGTTCACCGCCGTTTGGTGTGCCTTGAAAATTGCGATACGTTGCAGATTCCGTTGTACGGCAGGATCGGTGCGGTCGAGTGCCGGCCCCATGCGTTTATATTTGGCTTCGATATTCGTCAGACGGTCGCGGAGGGTGTAATACCGTTCGGCTGGATTTTCGGGGCGTGCCGTTCCATAGAAGCGATTTATTACGGGCAGATCGCGGCTGCTGATTTCTTCTCCGGTGAATAGCGCCTGCGAGGTGTGCACCATGTCTTTGATGAACTTACCCATTCCGCCGCCGTAATAGGTCAATACGTGTTCGACGTGCGAGGGGTTGTACTCGAAGATACCCCGCAGCAGCGGGTCGATTTCTCCGTTCTTGCGTAGTCCGGCCGGTGTGTTCTCATCGCCGCCGCCTAACCTGTTGATCCCTCGACAGAGGTAATAAATCGCTTTGTTTACGTTTCTCAGTCCCATTTCCGAGAGCGGATAGTTTGCCGTCGTCGAGTAGCTGCGGCGTCCGACAGGATAACCGAACGCATCCTCTCCGGCATACCAGATGTCGTACCACGGCGTCAAAGCCGTAGGAATCAGTACACGTGTCGCATCTCCTTTGGATGAGGGCGAAGCTACGGGCGAGAAGTCCTCATAGAGCATCGTAAGCATCATGCGTGCGGCATCTTCGGAGCCGAGTTTTCCTCGGTAAAGGTCATGCAAGGCAGTTCCTATGCCGAAGAAAGCCCGGAATCCCTGTGGAAGCGGAATCTTCAAGTAACCGCGCTTTCCCATGCCGGGGATGATGAGGTGGTTATGTCTTTCGTATTCCGTAACGGCCAGATCGCGGCCGTCGCCTCCGCTTCCGGCGAGGAAGAAATCAAGCAGCAGACTGTCGAGAAATCCAGCCGCCGTCAGCGTGGCAACAGCCTGTGCAAATCTTTTCCGGTTACGCATGGCGATTCGTGCGACCTGTGCCGCTCCCTGTACCGAAGCATTGAAAAAGACGTAGAACATGCCGAGCGGCCGGGTTGCCGTACCGCGACGGTTGAAATTCACCGTAACGTTTTTTGCATCGTCGATAGCCGTAAGGAGCGATTTTCCTTGTTCAAGCGATGTGGTGAAGGTCGCCAAACGGGATGTGTTTTCGGCAATGCGGGAGGCATTTTCCAGCGCGACGCCTATTGCTTGCATACCGCTTTTGCGGGCAGCATACGAGAGCCATACCCCGGCGCGTTCGCTGCGCTGCGTTGCTTTCAGCAGTTCACCTATACGCCCCGTGCGGAATGCAACGTAACGTTTGATCTCCTTTTCGGCCTCGGCGATGTCTTTACTATGTACGAACCCCGTTTCCCCGCCGTTTTCACGGAAATAGTCGTAAAGCGTGTCCATGACCCGTTCGCGGCCGAATTGCCGGATTAGTTCCTGCCGATCGGCGGTGTCGAGTACGTCGAGCGTCCCGGTTTCGGCGATGGTCAGCGGCTCGGCCTTGCCTCGCAGTTCGCGGGTGATTGCGGCCATACTTGCAGGGATGTTACGCACGAATCCTTCGAGATTCCCGCCTTTGTCGATGGCGTGTACCAGCGCGGCGTGCTGCACGTCGCGCAGGAAATTCGCTGCGACAAACGCCGGATTTCGGGAGGTAAAAGCTCTTGCCAGCCAGCGTGTCGCGTTCCCGACCGTATCATCCAGCCATTTTGGAATCGCCAGCCGGTTATACTGGTTGATCGCGTTCGCCACGGCGGGATCGGCGAAGGTTATCACATAACGGATACCGTTCACGTAACATTCCACATTGCGCTGTCGTTCGTAAGAATGTCCCAAGTGTCCTTCGTGCTCGAAACGACTGCCCGATTCGGCTTCGCGGACAATGTTGAACCGTTCGGTCTCCTCGATACGGTTATACAGGTAGTCGGCCAGTTCATCATCGTGTGCTTGAAGTGCCGCGTTCATCTCCTTTTTCAGCCGGGCGATCTCCTTACGTGCCGCCTTCGATAGTTCGATGTCCTCGACGGCGGGGTCTATGGTCGTCGTAACCCATCTGTTGCCGATGCCTTTTGCCAACCAGACCTTATCGACGCGGAACAAGTCTTCCGAATTGCGGCTGTTGTTCTGCACCAACCGTAAGGCCGACTGCCTCGCCCTGTTGGTTTTGGCGGCGATGATCGCTCCGATACCGATATTCACCATTTGAGCGATCGGATTGCGGGGCTTTGCGATACGTCCTTCGGCTTCGTGCAGCACTTTCCGTAAGGGGCGCGGCCCCGCACTGTCGTCGATGAAGTCGTACACGTCGGCCGCATCGAAAGCCACCGGCTCGCCTTTCTGGTCGCGGTAGTTGTAATCATAATCCCGTAAGGGTACATAGTAGTCCCAGCCGTGCCCCTTTATCAACTTGCGGTGTTCGGGGGCTAACATTCCGTCCTCGACGAGGATTTCCAGCACGCGGTCGTTAGCCGCATTGATTCGCTGCCATAATCGCTGTGTCGGAATCTCTCCGGCCCGGCGGCGGAAATCTGCGACGATACTTCGGGCCAGCGTTTCGTTCCACGCATCGCGCGGGTCGAGGGATAGGGCCGCAATCCCCGTTGCCTGCCGTTCGAGCGACGATTCGGCCGTGATGTAGTCGATGATGTGTGTTTCCGTCATGCCTGTTTCACGGGCTATGGCTGCGATTTGGTCGAGTATGGGGTCTAAATACTCTTTCGTGTATTTGTCGATTGCGACTTTGGCGATGCTTGTCAAGTGGTTCAAATGTTTGTGTATGTCCGTGAGGTCGTCGATGCTGCCTCCGCGCCGCACGACTTCTTCCTGTAATCTTTCGACGGGTAAAGTGCTATCTATGAACCGGAGTTGCTGACGGCTTTTCCAATTCCGCTTGTCGTAAATCACAGTCGGTTCGATTCCGGCCGGCGGAGCCATTTCGGGCTGTGCCCGTTTCTTTTTAAGCAATTCTTCGACATACTCGCTCGCATATTTGAAATTCTCCGGTAGAGGTCGTTCGCTTTTCATCGTGCGTCGCCGCAACGGAGTGCGGTAGTTGTCGGAGAGGACGAAATCGAGGTGTTTGCGCATGGAGCGCACGATTTGCTCTTTCGTCTCTTGGGGTAAGGTTTTCACCAGTTCGTCGATGATGCTGCGATAGCTTTCTTGATCGGTGAGCTTTTGGAGGTCGAATAATGCGAGGTATTTGCGCATGGCCTTCAAACGATCATTGCCCATGCGGTCAATGATGGCTCGGCCCATGTCATCAAGCAGTCCATATACACGCATAGCGAAGTCATCGGCATTATGTTCGCCGAGTAAAACTCCGGTGATATGATGCTCGCGGATGTAGCGTTCGATGCTATACCGTTCGATATTTTCAGGTGTAGCGTCGTCGAATATCGCACGGTAACGCACGTTTTCAGAACGACCGAAAAGCTGTTTACGGATGCGTCGTTCGGTCGCTGTTGCGGCGACGGCTTCGGCGGCCGTGCGTGTTTTTTGCAGGCGGTGTTTCGACAACCACAACAAATAAGCGATGTCGCGGTCGCCGATACGCAGCGGAAGTCGCAATATGTCGCGTAGCAGCGAGCGGATACGGCCGATGATCCGGGCAAAGCGGCTCGGCGTGATGTCGCCTTCCGCCAAATGTGCGAGGTATTCTTCCGTTGCCAGACGGCGGGTATTTGCCTGGCGGTGCTTGGCGCCGGAGGATTGGTGCTCCTGCTCGCGGGCAATGTCGGCCACACGGCTGCGCCCTTCGGTATCGAGACCATTGTAAACCTTATCGAGAAAGTCGCCGAAACGGTCGCCCATCAGCGAGCGTAAGCCCATGTGTCCGACAATTTCATGCAATACGGTCGCTTCGGCATCGGCGAGTGTCGTAATATTGGGCAGGACAATGAACGTTTGTCCCGTTTGCGGGTCGTAAAAACCTTTTGAGTGTCGTTTACGACGTTGCACGAGCGGGTCGGAATCGGTAATTGCATCGAGGTCGTCGATAATCTCGACCGGAGTGTTCAGCGTGCGGGCGATCCGGCGAACGCGGCGAGCCAACTCCGCATCGCTTGCCGGGGCGTCGGAACCGAACGGATTGCCACCGTCGCGGAAGCGGAGGCCGTTTCCTGCATTGTCGTCAATCAATTCGTCAGGGTCGATGTCTATGGTTGCGGTTCCGGACTTGTCGGTTTCCTCCTGTGCTTCGATCGCTGCCAGTTCCACTTTCATCTGCTCTTCCAGCTCGGCGATGCGTTCTTCTGCCGCCTCCAACTCTGCTTGTTTGGGAAATCCATTGCCGACCTGCGTCTGTAAATATTCGATGGCTTGTTGTGCCGTTTCCATTCCGAGCTGCCGCTTCTGTATTTCGGCGTCGTACTCCTCACCGGAGAGCACTTTTTCGACTTGGCTGATGACGTTAATCATCTTAGCTCCGGCTTCGCCTTGCAGGTCGCGCCATTCGTTGCATTGGTAATAAATCGTGCGGTTGATGCGCTCCTTTTCATTGGAAAGGTAATTCCGTCGTAAAACAATTATAATGTCGAACTCTTTGCCGTTGATTCCGATGCGGAGTGTCATGTCCGATTGTGTACGGTCGGGTGATTGGCGGAGGGCATCCGCTTCGGCTTCGATGCGTTTCGAGAGCGGAACGAACAGGTCTTCGATTTTTTCCGGCTCGGAGGCTTTGAGTTTTCCCACTTCCACCGATACCACTTTATCGTCCGGAAACAGGCTTCGCAGGAAATCTTTTTTCTTACGGATTTGAGCAATTATTTGCGGGGTTGTTTGAAGGACGTTTTGCAGTCGTTTGAGTTCATGTGCGACGTATATTTGATGTTGATTGTAGTAGTCGCGTGCGTTTCTCAGCTTGCGTAGTTTATTCTGTTCGAGCGACAGGGCGAGCGCCGCAGCGCTGCCGGAGAGTGAGGCCATCATCTGCCCGAAATTCGTGCTGTCGCTGCTGTCGGTTTCGGGTTCTTCGAGCGAGCGTTCCGTAACCTCGCCCTTCATTGCCTGCTTAATGAACGATTCCTTGATTTTCAGCCGTTGGTAGCCCGTAACATCAAGCGTTTGTTTTACTCCGAGGCGCAGAATACGCACGGGTTTGTCCATTTGCAGGTGCAGATTGCCCTGCCGCACAATGCGGCCGATGCGTTGCAGGTAGTCCATAGGACGTATGGGTACGTCCAGATTGACGAGCATGTGCAGACGCTCCTGCATATTTACTCCGATACCTAATTTCTCGGTCGTGCCGAGTACGATCCGTACTTCGCCGTTGTTTATTTGCTTGTAGAGCGCCTCGCGTTTCGCGTCCGTTATGTAGTCGTGGATGATAGCGACCTGCTGGGCCGGTATGCCGGCGTCGATGAATTTACGCTTCATATCCACGAAAAGATTGAAGCTGTGGTCGCGGCTTTGGTAGGCGTCGCAGAAAACAGCAACGGTGCCGTTGTAATCGGCCGTTGCTTTCAAATCTTCTACGACTTCGCGCACGGCATGATTGACTTTGCTGTTGGGATCGTCCGGTAGAGCGGGATTAACCAGCCGCACGTCGATTGCCGCACGTTTGGCCAGTCCGAACATGACCAGCGGGATATGGGAGTTACGACGTTTTTCCTTACCGGACATAGCGTCGTATTGAGTCAGTATTTCCCGTATGCTGCGCATGATTGCCCGCAGCGCAGGCGTTTGGTCGAGCAGTATATCCTTCGGTTTGCCTCCCTCAATGCGCGGCGTTCCTACACCTTCGCGCAGATCCGGTACATCCTCCGTGAGTACGGTGTGCGCGACTTTCTTCCAGATCGCCAGCAGTTCCGGCACGTTGGAGTAACTGGCGAAGCGTTCGACTACGCGGAATTTGCCGTTTGTGGCAAACTCGGCCGATTCCTCGATATTTCCGAAATTGTTCGCAAAGGAATCGAAATCGGCGATCTCGTACTGTTCAAGTTCGTGTTTGGGCAGCAGATAGCGCAGGAACGTCCACATCTCGGCCATTGTATTGGATATGGGTGTTCCGGTGGCGAATACGACGTTTTTGTTCTGTTTATTTGCCAGAATATAAGATGTTTTCAGCCTCATGCTCTGCGCCCGTTGCGACGCCGCAGGGTCTATACCTTTGATATTTTGCAGGTTGGTGGTAAAACCGAGCTTCTTGTAGGCATGTGCTTCATCTACCAGCAAAGCGTCGATTCCCAACTGTTCAAAGGTCATCGTCTCGTCCGTGCGGCGGTCGAGCAGACGTAATGCACGAGTACGGGCCTGTGCTTTGAGTTTTTCTTCCTCTTTGACTGTTTTATCCGTTATTTTCTTGTTTTCCAGTCCTTCGATCTGTTTCTTGATTGCATAAGCCTGCCGTTTGGCATTGTCCGGAGAATTGGCTTCGATTTCTTCGAGCTGTTGCATCTTCTCTGCGATCAGCGTGTCGATATATTCATTGACACGCTCCGGGGCATCCGGTATGGCATCCAGATAGCTGTGATAGAGTACGACAATATCCCAATCGTTATAGGCGATCTTTGCGAATAATTCCTGCCGCTGCGATGCCGTGAGGTCTTTTTCGGACGGAACGAGGACACGGGCGGCCGGATAGAGGGATTTTATTTCGGAGGCGAATTGGTTGAATGTCGAGCGTTGTACGACGATGCACGGCTTCTGGGCGATACCGAGCCGCCGCATCTCCATTGCCGTAGTTATGAGGGTCAGGGTTTTTCCCGTGCCGACTTCGTGTGCCAGCAGCGTTGCTCCTTGCAAACCTCGCATGACACCGATTTTCTGATGCTCGCGCGGCTTCTTCGTGTGTGTGGCGTTGGGAAAATAATCGAACGATGAAACGTCGATTTGTCTTTCGACGGTGCTGTTGAAGGTTCTGTTATATATTTCGACGAGCTTATCGGTCGTTGTTTTATCTTGTCCTTTAATCCATTGTTCGAATCGTTCTTCCAGCTCGGTCTGTTTCATGGCGGCCTGCGTCATCGCTTCGGGGTCTTTGACACGCTTTTCTTTCTGAGCCAAAGGGTCGTATTCGCTGCGACTGATGTAGGTCTGCGTCTTGTTCATCCGGTCGAGTGCGAGTTTGCTCCCCGGCGCTTGCGGAATCCCCATATTGGTATCGACCGTATTCCCTTCGTTCGAGATTTTGGCGATATACTTGTTGGCCGATGTTTTGGCGATATGGGCCGTTACGTTGAACGTCTCTTTGAAAAACTGTTCGTATAGGGCGATGGGTATCCATGTGCTGCCGAGCGATACTTTAATCAGCGGCAGCGGAATATCCATCGGAATAATTTTCACGAGCGCACGGATGTTGGCGTCGAACTGTCCGTTTTCATTGGCTTGCTCGGCCTGTTCGAGTTTCTCGCGGACATTTCCCGAGAGGTATTCGTTGCGCTCCTCATAAAGACCCGTTACCGGATTGACATAGATAAGTTCCTGTGCGAGCAGTTCTTTTTCTGTATCCTCTTGTGGTATGTGGAGCAATTCTGCGATATAGGGCATATCGAGCCGTCCGTAGCGGTAGAGCGATACGGCGATCGCGTCTTTCGGCGTGTCGGCTTTCAGTTCGCGTGTCGGTTCCAGCATCCGGCGAAAGAAGATGTCCGACCTTTGGATGTCATGTCGTTTCTTTCCGTCGGGAGTTACGATTTCCTTGTCGTTTTCGATGGCTGCGATGGAGGGAAAATCCACGTCGTCGCGCAGGAATGAAATACGCGTGTTTCTTGATAATGTCCCGTAACGACGGGTGAAGGTAGCGTAGGCGTCGTTAAGCTCGGCTCGCAGTTGCTCGATGTTCGGCAGATCATTGCGTTCGGCATCGAGCAGCTCTGTGATCGCACTTTTCAGCCGCAGGTAATCGCCTAACGCTTCGACTTTACTGCGGTTGCGGATTTTCAACGAGTTCCAGTCGGCGGGTACGGCTTGTCCGAACCGCACGATATATGGTTTTCCGTCGATGATCGTAAGTCCTCTCTCTTTTGTACTGTTGGGGGCCTCGACCGCTTGCGGTATTCGCTCCGTTGCGGGTGCCGGGGCCGATGTGTAGATATTTTCGGGGAGTGCGGATATGAAACTGTCGAGCGTGCGGGACTGGTCTATGTCGCTTGTGGGGACGCAGCGCTGTTCTGTGGGGCGTATTTCCACGCCACTTTCGAATCCGAAGCGCATCTGGCCGGCCATGAACTGCGGATTGTCGTGAAAATACTTGTTATAGTTCATGTGTGCCGTTGCTGCTTCGGTCTTTACCTTCCCGTTCGACAGTTTGATAATTCGTTCGTAGGGCGCCTCGCGTTCCGTAATGGTCGATTGCATATTTACGGCATAGGGTGCCGGCCCGGCTTCGTCGCGTTTGCGGACGATAATGATGTCGGCCGAGGTTTCGGTGCCGGCCGTATTTTTGAATGTACCGGTATTCAGACGGACTGCCCCGATGAAGTCTGCATTACCGTCGTTTACGACCCAATTCCGCAAATTTGCACTCCGATCGAGCGTTGCTGTCGAGGTAATGAATACGCCCAATCCGCCGGGTTTGAGCTTCCGGATGCTTTTGGCGATGAAATAGTCGTGAATCTCGAAACGTGAGGATAAATCGCGGTCGAACGTATCGTGTACTTTGAACGTTCCGAACGGTACATTGCTGATCACCAGCGAATAGCTGTTGTTAGGTATGCGCTGCTGCTCGAAACCTTCGATGTGGATATGCGCTTCGGGATAGAGCGCACGAAGGATGTGGCCGGACAGATCGTCGAGTTCGATTCCTGTCAAATCCGATTTCGACCGTATCGAAAGAGGCATCAGACCGAAAAAATGTCCGATGCCGGCCGATGGTTCGAGGATGCGGCCACCGTCGAATCCGAGGCGTTCCACCATATCCCATATCGACGATATGACTTCGGGTGGAGTATAAAATGCGGTGGTTGTGGATGCGCGTGCCGCTTCGTATTCATCGGCTGTCAGTAGTTCGCGCAGTTCGTTGTGGTAGGGATGGGCTATTTTGAAGATTGCTGGAATACCGCCCCAGCCGGAGAATTGCTCCAATACAGCTTTTTCTTCCGGGGTGGCTTCGCGGCCTTCGGCTTCGATTTCTTTAATGAGCCGGATTGCGGCGAGATTGGCTTTGATCTTGCCAACCTCGCCTCTCGGAGCGAGGTCGTGTCCTCGTTCGATTACATGGTTTTTGTACGAGGTGTTTTTTGCGACTTCGCTTTCTCCACCTTTTTCAACGTGGCGATGATCTCCCGCATCATTTTTTCGCTGATGGGTATTTGTTCCGGCTCCTCCGGACAGTAACACGGTCGGAGGAGTTGATAGTAATACTCGTCCACTACTACCGGATCTTCGTCCCGTTCGAGTGCTGCCTGCCGCCACCGCATCGCCCGTGTTACGGTCTGGTCTATCGAATCGAGCAATTCCGCCGGATTCTCCCGATACTGTTGCAACAGGCTTCTCGGCTGATAAAATGCCAGTTCCCAAAGCGCCGTCTTTGCGGCTTCCGTCTCCATAAGCGGGATAGTCTTTCTCGCTACTGTTTTCCCGTCGTTCATCGTTTCGTGTATTTTGATTCTCTTGTAATATATGGTCGAGCGTCTTGGCCGCTGTTATGTTGTCAAGATAAGCATTTAATTCTTTTTTTGCAAGTTCGGCCAGCTCGCCGACGGTAATATCTGCCGGGGCATAACGATTGTGTCCATTGGGTAAAAAGGTTTGTTCTTTGTTTCGCAGTCGCCATAATATTGGCTCTCCGAAGCCCATAATATCTTTTATTTTCAAGTTATTAGAATACCCGTATCGGTTGTCGTAGCTTTGTGGTGCGACGGGTACACTGACATAAATGCCCAAATCCGTTTCGGGTGCCCAAAGTGTAAACGAGCCGTCGCCGCCGGCCGGTGCTATATTGGTCTGGGCATAGATGGTTTTACCCTTGCGATCCGTTTCGTGCTCCCAGCCCAATTCATCGGCGAAAGCACGGCTGAATCGCTCCAAATCCTTGCGGAAGTTCTTTTCGGGGCGTAGATTGCCAGTCTCGTTTGTGTCTTTCTCGACAGCCCCCGTCATGTCGTATATTCCTGCCAATCGGTATTGTGCTCCCGTTCCTGTCGGCTGGGATGTTTTCTCGGCCTTGTCGAGATCGGCCATGTCGAACGCCTCCACCTGCTCGTAGCTGTCCATTTGCGCGGCATATTCCTCCATGCCGGGCATTTGGCGGGCGGCGGTGTAAATAGGTTTCAGATAGGGGCGGATCACGTCGCCCAGATCGGCGATCATCCGGCGGGAGAAGTCGGCGAATCGACGCGCTCCGGCCTCAACATGGTAAGCGGCCATTTGTGCACCTATGGAGAGTATTTCGGGGTCGAAGCCGGCGTTGAGTTGTCCGAGTTTCTCGCGCATCCGTCGTTTCAGTTCCTCGTATTGCTCAGTCGTTACCAATTTGTTCTGCGCCCCGTATTCGGGAGCTGTGCCGGCCGATGAAGCGGAATCGTCGGCTGTTTCCGATTGTTGTTTTTCCGCTGTCTGTCGGGCGTGTACCTCCTCTAATTCCGCATAGATGCTGTGTTGGAGCGGAAATACGGGTTTTCCTTCTTCTTGTTCTGCTGCCTTATTGATTTCCACCACTAACCGGATAGCGGCGTCTGCACTTTGTTCAGCCAATTTACGGATATGGTCGATGAATCGTTCGCGGGCTTCGTCATTTTGAACGATACTTTGTTTTTTATATCCCAGTCCCTCACGGGCCCTTGCCGAATAAAAACGGTACATATTATATGCCTTCGGAGAGTATGAATCTACCGGAACCAATGCCGCTTTATCAAATAGCGGATGTTGGATGGCGGGCTGTTCTTCCGATGTCGGGCGGGTGGCGTCGGATGTTGGTGCTGTCCCCCGAAATGCCTCGGCGTCTTCCGGGGTGTCGAATAGAAAACTGCGAGTGAAGGAGCTGTAATATCCGTCGTGTTCTTTGGCCCTCTTTTTCAAACTTTGAAATGCATTTCGTTCGATCCGTTCTGCCAATTTGACAGAGTAAAGAGTAGCGCCGGTCTTGGAGTGGCGGGTTTGTTCCGTAGGGCTGAAAAGTCCGGTTTCGGCCGATGTGTCGGATGTCGCGGTTTTCGTTCGATGCTGACTTTCGGCAAGGGTTGCCAGCTCCGCATGGATGCTGTGGCGAGGCGTAAGGATCGGTTTGCCCGCATATTTTTGAGCCGCAGCGTTGGCTTCCGCAACCAACTTGATTGCGGCGCGAACGTCTTTCTTGGCCAGCCGCCGCACGTCGCGGATGAATCCGGCTTTGATAAGGTCATTGTTCAGCACGCTGAAAACCTTATCGGGAAACGACGCGACGGCATGATGCAGGTATCTGTCGTATTCTTGGGTAATTGCAGGCGGAAACGTATCCTCGGCCGATGTGCTGTTTTGCGGGATTTCCTTTTGCCGTTCTTCTCGGAGCGGTAAAGTCCCCTGCGCATGATAAGCCTCCACCGCCTCGGCAATAACTTTGCTTTTCGAGGCTTCGGTACGGGCGATACGTTCCTGCAAACGGCCTATTTCCGCTTGCAGGGGAGCTAAAATGTCGTTGAGATTACGGTCGGAGAAATCGCGCGGCACGTCGAACAGATCGCCGTCGGAAGGTTCGTGAGACGGCCCGAACAACGTTGTTTGGTTATCCTCTTCGTAAGCGGTTCCGATATTGCGTTTTTCGGCAGCATAGCGGGTGCGAAGCGTGTGCAGTTCGGCCCTGTATTGGTCGAGACGGGCTTCGATCTCGGCGGCGGTCTCGGCCGCTATTCGTCGTTCGTCGTCGGTGAGGGGGCCGGATATTGCGTCCAGTCCGCCTCCATGTCGAACTGCGGCCGACCCGCCGCCCTGTTGTCCGAGATACGCATCATCACCTGCTGGGGCGTTACGTTGTTCTCCATCGACAGTCTCGCTACGATCGTTGCCAGTCGCTCCAAACGCTGAGGTGTCAATCCCGTTTCCGTTTTCGGTTTCGTCGTCATAATTTGCTGGATTGGGAGGTGCTGTCTCTGTCGCTTCAAAGTTAGTGTTTTTTGAAGATTCGGACGCATCCTCAATGAATAAATTATCTATTTCTGCCCATTGATCCTGCGACGTCTGTCCGGCCCATTGTGCGAAGGCGTCGTCATATAATAATTCCGTGCGGACGCGCTCCTGTTCGGCTTCATACTCCTGCATCCGGGCGTAATCCTCTTCGTCCATATCGTCGTATGGATTCGGAGTGTCGTTGTGCAACCTTACGGCAGCGTTGTAAGCCTGTCGTGGCGAATGTATTCGGGAGAGTACTTCCAGCACGGCATCTTTGATCGTCTTGTCGTCCATGTCCCAATGTGCCTGCTCCGTATTCCCGCCGCCGTATTGGAAATAAAGCCGCTCGGCGTATTGTTCGGGAGTGATACCGTCCGAAGATAGGATGCTGAACCGCGAGCGGCGTTCGTTTTCATTGCCCGTAAATCCGAGTTCTCGGGCCAACCCCCGACGATTGCCGCTGTCTTTCCATGCGAACCTCAACCCGCTGGCGATGTCGCGCAGGATCACGTCCTCGATAGATACGAAATCACCTAACTCGGCCGCAGATTGGGTGTAGGGTGTCGTTCGCTCTTTGCGGATTCGGGGTATTTCTGTGCGGGCGGGTGCCGCCGGGGGCGGCACGGCCGGGACCGGTGTCGGGTGCTCTTCAACGGGAACCGTTGCCGTGGCGTGCTGCTGTAAAAACTGCAAGGCGTCCGAATACATTTGCCGTTGTCCGGCATCGGCCGCTCCGTCGAGCATACGTTGTATGATTCGTTGTGCATCCTGCTCTCCTGCGGCTGCCCGAATCGCCTCGGCGAGTTGCCGGGCGATCGGTTCATTGTTCGTCGTGTCGGTATCCGTGGCTTCATTGTGCTGCGCAGGTGCGATGGCGGTGGTCGTTTCGGTCGGTGGTGGTGCCTCGGATTTCGGGGTGAGCGCATGGGCCGGTGTAAGGACGAATTGTCCGGTATCCAACTGTACGACGTAACTGCCGCCTTGCTTCCCTGTGATGCGCCCTTGTACCCCGTCTGCGGTAATTACTTCGTCGCCGTTGGCGTATTGTACGGCTTCGGGGGTAACGATTCGTGCGACTTCCTCTGGGGCAATGCCCGCTTCGGTGCCGGTTTCCATGTCGTATTGTTCCTGCTTGGCCCGATTCTCAGCTTCGGCCTGCTGTTCGATGATTTGAGCCTGCCGTGCTGAAAATTCCGCCAGCGGCGTTCGTTCGATATGTTCGAGTTCCGTCCGGTCGATCTGTCCGGGCTGGCCGGTTTCGGGGTCGAGGACGAATAAGGTTCCGTCCGTAGCCGCTTCGTCGGTGTCGCCCGAAAGTACGACATAGGTTTTCCCGTCCGCACGTCGGGCCGTTATGATTTCTTCGGTCGCCGTTTTGCCGTCAAGTCCTTTGTAGGCCCACCGCTCGGCGGTTTGTACGGCGGTATGGAGCGCTTCGCCCTCGGCATCGCCCGTCTCCATGCCGTCGAGAATCTGTCGTTGGAGTCGGAAGCGGGCATAGTCGGCGGCATGTGCGGCGTCCATTTTCCCGATATTGGCCGCCTGCCAGTCGATCGCGGCCATCGCCTGCGCCTGCTGGCTCATCGTCGGCTTGTGCATCGCTTCGAAAACCTGTTTGCGCAGTTCTTCATTTTCGATTTTGGCGAGCGCTTTTTTCTCCTCGGTTTGCAGGACGTGTGTTTTGTGGACGTATGCTGCGACGTTCGGCAGTTCCAACGCAGAGAACCCCGCTCCCATGAGCGACGTGGTGAGAAACGTCGTCCAAAGGTTTTCACCCGAAAGATTCTCCCGCCATTGTTCGTGCTCTCCGGTCAGAAGGGGCGACAGGATGCCTCCGGCGACCTCTTCCAACCATTCATCGACCGGGCCGTTCCATAGAGTTCGATTACGGAAGTCGGTAAGATACCTGCTCCGAGAATATCCCGGCAATAGCTTGTCGAACGACAGTTTTACGCCCATACGCCGGCCGAGCTGCTCGACTGGCCATTTCAGTACTTTCTGTACGCCTTTGCCGAGTTCTCCGCCGATATGCTCGGTAAACACGTCTGTAAACGAATCGGCGGCCGCCTTATACATGAGTTCGTACTTCGGCACGGGATGTTCTGTAACCGTCCCGTTTTCTGCCACTGTGTATTGTTGTTGCGCCCGCTGGTGGTAGTTGGTGTAGGTTCCGGCCTGTAAAGGCGTCATAGCGGCTGCGCTGACGGTATATTCACCCAATTTACGCAGGCCCCGCCCTACAAGGTTTTTCGCTTCTTTTTTGATAAGGGCACGTCCGACGGTTTTTGCGGCTCCGCTGCCCAAACCGCTCGTTGTGGCAAAGCCGGCCATGTAGGGCAGCGATGCCGCGACGCCGCTGCCGACTTTCGCGCCGGTGGTGGGGCCGCCTCGCCGGGCGATATACTCGTTTATTAACCCTGATGTGCGGAACAATTCGACTATATCTTTTTCGGTCGGGGTCAGCCGTTCGCTTCGGGCCGCTTTTTTCAGCGCCCGTGTCGTTACGATGTTTTCGGCCAGCTCGCGGGTTCCGAGCGAGGCAAAGTCCGCCAACGTCTGCCAGTCGAAAATTTCACGTGTAAGTCCCGATGTGCCGTCTCCGGCCTGTTTGTCCTTTTCTGTTTTCTGATTGAGGATTTTCAAGGCCCGCTCTGCGGCCTGCATGAGCTGCGTATCTTCACCGCCGAGAGCCGACGGGCTGCGTAGCATTTGCGATTTTGCATAAGAAGCCCATGCCTGTTGCCACAAGGACGCATTGTCCGTACCCTTATCCATGCGTGCCAACGTCTCCTGTCGTCGGGCGTCGGCTCGTTGGCGGGCACGGTCGTAGATCGCTTCGATATGTTCCGTGAGGCCCTCTTTGATTTGCCGCTCGTAATCCTCTTCGGACATGTTCGGAGCCGGTTTTGGAAGTGCATACGATGCAGATATATCGGGTGCTTCGCCCGATTCGGATTCGGCGGTCAGAGCGGATGGTACCGAGGCGTCGGCTCCACGTCTGCGGGTCTTTTGTAGGCCGGATATGGCGTTGAGCTGCCGAAGCTGTTCGGGGGTGAGTTCGGGAAGTGAGTTATTCATAATTCAGATAGTAATCCATGATCTGTTGGTCGGAGAAACCGGCTTCGCGCATCTGTTCGGCCTGTCCTGTTTCAAGCAGATTCAGTGTTTCGGGGGAGTATGGCCCGGTAATATAGCGTTTCGGCTGCCGGAACAGCAGCCCTATATCGGCGGGTGGTTTCGAGGGCTCCTGTTCGCCCGTGAGTTTCAGATAAACTGTGCGTAAAAGCTGTGCTTTCTGTGCCGGTTTGAGCTTGCCATACGAGAACTGCGGGACTTTTTCGCCTGTGTAGGCCGGTTTCTTGGTCGGGCTTCCATCTTCGGGAATGATGCCCATATCACGGCCTTTCTCGTAAAGCAGACTTTCCTGTGCCGGCGAGAGGCTTACGACGGTCTTTTCGTCGCGGTCGAGAAACTGGACGACGGCTTTGTCGGCGGCTGCGGCTGCGCGTGCGCTGGCGGTTGAAGCCGACGCTGCGGCTCGCGTGCGGGCCACTTTGAGGTTATTTTCACCCCGTATTTTTTCGATTTCTTTCTTGTCCCGGAGATCCTCGGCCCGTTTTTGTTTCTCTTGCTGGGCTTTCCACATATATCCCAGCAAGGCGTCGTATTGTTTCTGCGCGAGGTTATAGGCTTGGCCGGCGGCCGAGGCTTCCATGTTCGCGGCCTGCTGCTCGCCTTCCTGTTGTCCCATGAGGGCACGGAGTTTCAGTTGTCGGTATTCGCGGTTTTGGCTGTCGTATAATTTTTCCCACTCATTGATCCGGTCGAGCATTCGCAGCGGAGCATCGGTACCGGTTTTCGGCACATAACCTTCCGTTGCCATACCGACGATTCCCGTACCGAGGGCCGTAAGCATATTGCTCCATGCCGCGATCTTTGCGGCTGTTTCGGCGCGTTTGATGCGTGCGGGATCGGCTTCCGGCTTCATCGTCTCGATGTAGGCGAGAATCGGATTTTGGCCGCTGCGGTATAGTTCTGCGGCCCGTTGCTGTTTTTGCTCCCATACGGCTTTCTGTTCCTCGGCACGCTGCTGCCGCCGTTGCAGTTCATCCGCAAAGGAGAAAATGGCTTTTGTCGGTTGCTCTTGCGGTTCCATATCGCTAATTGTTGCCCGTGATTCCGGCAAGTCCCGATTTGCCGAACCCTCCTAAGCCATAGAGCATGGCGAGTTGCCCGAACGCATCGCCTACGCCGCTGACCATGTTTTGCATACCGCTGATTTTGCCCGATTCGGCTTCGTAGCGGGCATTGTCGAGGTTGTCGAGGCGGGCTTGATATTGTTGTTGTATCTGGTCTTTGTGCTGTTCGCCCAATCCGGCGATTTGGGCGACGACCTGCGAATAGTTCTTGTTGAGCTTGCCGGCAGCGGCGACTTTCGCTTCATCCGTCGCTCCGCTCTTGATGGCGTTTGTATTGAGCGCTTTGAGTTCATCCTCGTTATAGTCCCGAATACGTTTGAGCATCGCCCGCGAATCGGCACGGTCGAGGTACGGTTGGTTCATTTCCGATTGATACCATTCGTCGAGCCGTCGCCGACGGTCTTCGAGTATTTGGTCGGCCTTCTTGCGGCGTTTATTGGCCGAAACGCCGCCTGCGATGGAGGAGAGAGCCGAAATTCCGGCTCCTATGGCTAATGCAACGGGAAACATGATTGTCTAATCTTTATCACTTTGTAAAATTAGCGGCCGCAGGTGAGAAAATATCCTTATTTTTGATCGGAATATATCAATAAATCAGATACTTAATGTCTCGAAAGACCCTTCAAGACGACGAAAAGAATGCAGTCTGCGTGAGATACGCGCAGACGGGAAGTCTGCGGGCCGTAGCCTCCGAATACGGCATCAGTCCCATGCGTGTAAAGCGTTTGTGGGAGGCGTTGGGCGAGCAGCAGCAACAAGTGCTGCGGGCATCGGTCGAGGATTTGAGGCAGGAGGTCGAGACAACGATCGTCCGCAGCGAGCTGACAGGCGACTATCTTGAACGGGTAATTAAGGCGCGGGATGCGGCTATTGCCGAATTATGGGCGCGTCTGTCGGACGCGAAGCTGCGCAGGGCCATGTCCGATAAAAATCTGATCGCAGCCTGCAAAACGTTGTATGATATGAGTAGCGGGGCCGAAAAGCGACAGTCCGAACCGAACGACTTGTTCATGGTATTGAACCAGCGTATTCACAACGAAATCAATCACAACTATTACATACAAGAGCATGGAACGACAGAGGCAGACGGTTCCGATAGCGGGAATTAACCGTGCGGAAAATGATTTGACGGTGCAGGACGGCTGTTGCGAAACCCTGCACAACCTGCGATATGACGCGGGGGCATGGCGGAATGTCGAGACTTTCCGGCCGGTGGCGGAAATAACCGATTTCGGAGGTTTTACGTTGTTGTATAAGCATCCCGCGACGGCCGATGACCTCTATATCGCCTCGGACGAAAGCGGCACGATTCACGAGGTGTGCGTGTCGGGCGGGCGGCTGTCCTCGACACAGGTGATTATGCGCGGGGTGTCGGAGCTGCGGCAGACTTTTTCGTTCGGGAATGTCTTGGTGTTTATTACCGACGGTCGGGAGCTATATTACGTCCTTTACGGTAATGAATATGTCGCTTTCGATATGCCGGAACCGCCGGATATAAGCGAATCGAAAGAAAATAGATCGCGCTTCAAGACCGATTTTTATGCAGCGATACATCATGATTTCGGGAGTGTCACGTATGATTACGTCGCCGGTGACGACTTGGCACGCATGGATAATATCGCTCCGGACGGCGGGTATTTCTTTACACGCATCACTGATAAGAAAAACAAAACATTGCTGCTTCCTGCCGTGGATGGCGAATACTGGCTCGGAGCCATAGCCGTAATGGTCGCCTATCGCATGATGGATGGTGCTACGGTGGCGAACTCGGAACTGATGATCTTCGCCTCGGACGGCGGAGAGAGCGAGGACGGTCAGTACGTCGATTATGTGGCGGACGGAATGCCGTCGAAAGTCCCGGAAAGTATCAGATACGGGGTTTTCATCGGGACGAAATACAAGCACACGACCTGCACCAATAATTTTTATATCCAGCCTCAAATCGTTATCAATATTCCGGAAGGGATAGATACGCGCATCATCGAGAGCGTGGCTATCTATTCCACTCGGATTATTCCTGTGTACGATTTCGAACAGACATGGAACGGCAAATGGAGCCTGTCGGATCGGGGGAGCGGAGATGACAACAGTTACATGTGGGCTGCGGATTTCAGAAAACTGTTTACAAAGGACGTGGACTTGTTGCAGGAACCTCTGTATCGGATTAAAGAGATTGAAGTGCGCGATTTTGTCAAGAACAGCCATAAAGAGGCACTCACCTATACGCTTCTGAAAAATGCGGAGAGCCAGCCGGTTTTCGAGCCTACGCAATCGCTCCACACGCAGGTTGCAGGGTGTTACTACGAATATAACGGGCGGTTGCACAAGGGAAATATCCGTACCCGCCTTTTTGCCGGTTATTCCCGCTTTTGTTTGGGTGAGACGGAAGAGGGGATAACGACGAAGTTGATTTGCCGGTTGGATATAGACAATACCAGCAAGCAAGTGTGTCGTTCTGTACCAGCGTTCCGGCCGACGAAAATCCGCAGGGTCGCATCATACCCCGATTATCGGGCCGTCCAGTTTGCCGTTATGGTCGATGACCCCGGCTCTTATGGCGGAAAATGTCTGCTGAATGTCAAGCTCGATGCCTGCGAGGGTAATAATTATGCTTATGCCGTCGGCACTCCATCCGGCAATGCAAAATACCCGTGTATTAAAATGTCCGAATCCCCCGTAGAGTATGAACAGACGAACGACGACGATACTTATATCGAGACGAACCGCGTACAAGTATCTGCGACGAACAACCTGTTTTCCCTGCCTTTTGCCAATTCGTACCGTTTCGGAGTAAGCGAGGAGCGGATCATCGCCATTGCGACGGTGGTGGATGAGCTTTCCGCAACCCGTTTCGGCGCTTTCCCGCTCTACGTCTTTACGGATCGGGGCGTGTGGTCGCTGGAAAGCGGAACAGGCGAGGTGCTCTATTCCAATATTCTGCCTGTCAATCACGACCAGATTATCAATCCGAACACCTGCACGGCGTTGGAAACGGTGTTTTATATCACCTCACGGGGCGTACATAACCTCCGAGGACGTTCCTCGCAGCTTATTTCCCGGCAGATCGAGCGATACACCGGAGAGCTGACCGAATATTTGAAAACGGCGCAGATCTGCTTTCAGTTCAAATACGGGGATTTGATCGTCTATAACCCCGAATATCCGTATGCCTATGTTTATTCGCTGGCCTCCGGCTTCTGGTCGTCGCGCGATATGACCGGACGGATACTTAATAACGGGCAGATCATTATGCGCGGCGCGATCGCCTTACTTGGCGACGAAACGATGTCCTGTTCCGTCGATTGCCGCATCGTAACGCGCCCCTTGAAATTCGGAACGACCGATTTCAAACGCCTCGAAACAGCCGTAGTGCGCATCATGTCGCAGGACTGTTTCGTGCATGTGATCGCCGAAGGGTCGAACGACTGCCGTACATGGATAACCTTGCGCGACGTTTGGTGTCGTGTCGGCGATATGGACGCACGCTTTCGGCGTACTTCTACGTCGTTCAAATTCCTGCGGTTCAAACTGCATCTGACGGCCAACGAGCGGTTGTCGATGACCGGTGTGGATGTCGAGTGGTATCCTCGCTTTACGAAACGGTTGCGGTAG